TAGGTCTGTCGTATATCCATCAGTCATAAAAAAAGGGTTCGATGTTTTATTTATTCCCCAAAAGGTAAGGTTTTCTTTTCGTAATGTTTCGAATGCTCGTTTTATAAAATCATCTAAATTAAGCAATCTCGTTTCGTCCATTTGTCTTCTACTCACTCCCTCACTTATTTTATGTTTCTTTTTAAATACACTCTCAATATCGTCATCGAAACGAACGAGTTGTTTGCCTTCGGGATAGTATTTTATAATAAACTTTAATTGAGGTAATAAACCCTTAACCCCTATTATTATTTTGTTATATAAATCTTTTGGTATAGTATTCCTATATGTTTCTGCTTCTTCTTTGTTTGCGACAAATATATTTATCTTACCTTTTGGGACACCTTGTTTCTTTAACATAGCAAGGGTCTTATCTCGTAATCCTTCTGCCCTATTGTATGAGGGTATTGTTATTATATAAGACATATATATATTATTATAAAAAATTAATTAACAGATTAACTGGTATTTCATAATGTAATGTTGGTGGGTCATATCTGCCTTGTCTAAATACTTTAATCATTTTTGTTTTAAATGTGCTAAATAATTCCCTATTGTATTCGATATAACATATTTGGTCTGTAAAATAGAATACGAATACTTGTTTTTTATCTGTTTCTTGTATCTTATGAACTGGTATAATAGTTGTATTATATTGATATTTTGTATTTCGTCTGCTCTTTACTTCGATATGTGTTTTATTAATATCACCTTCAAAATCATAAGAGCAATACTCATCATCATACAAATCCTTTGTATTTATAAAATGTGTTTCATTATATACGGGACATAATACTCTTTCTAAATGTTCGACTAAATCGATTTCTTTTGTTAAACCAAAAGTTAAATCATTTATTAAACTTCGTATCTCGGTCATTTATATTATAGGTCAATATAAAAATATAAAAATAAACGAATATAAATATTAATAATTAATTAAATCTGCTAAATTATTATCTATGCCTTTATTATATAATGGAGCACATTAAAAAGTATATTGCCGAAAAGCGACCAGCATTAAGTAAATCTTCTTTAACTACCTATGGTTCTATTCTAAAAAACCTATATTCGAAAATATGGGGTGAGGGTTTAGCGGATTTAAGTAAGTTCGACGATACTGATAAAGTATTAGAGTTTCTAAAAGATATACCACCTAACCGACGAAAGACCATATTGAGTAGTTTAGTAATAATCACCGATAAGAAACCTTACAGAGATTTAATGTTGAGTGATGTTAGGGAATACAACAAAGAAATAGACAAGCAAGAAAAGACCGACGCACAAGACGCCAGTTGGATTAACGGAAATGATGTTAAAGTTGTTTATGATGACCTCAAACGAACAGCAGAATTGCTATATAAAAAGAAAACCCTTACTCCGTCTGACCTACAACAGATACAGAATTATATTATTGTTGCCGTATTGGGTGGTATGTTTTGCCCTCCAAGGCGTAGCAAAGATTTTGTCGATTTTAAAATTACCAGCATCGACAAAGAAAAAGATAATTTTTTGGATAAGAATAAGATGGTATTCAATTCATATAAGACGGCAAAGACATACGGACAACAAATCGTCGATATACCAACACAATTGAAAAACATTCTTGCTAAATGGATTAAGGTAAATCCAACCCCTTATTTGCTATTCGATGCTAATATGGGTCAATTGAGTAGTGTTAAATTGAACCAAAGATTAAATAAAATATTCGATAAAAAGGTTGGGGTTAATCAATTAAGACATACATTTCTTACTGATAAGTATGCTAAAACGAGCGAAGAGAGCAAGGCACTTGCTAATGATATGACTGAAATGGGGTCATCGAAAGCGATGGCGGATACTTATATTAAACTGAAATAGATTGGTAGAAAAGTAGAGAACTTAACAAGGTTTTCATTTAATATTATAAATTGTTTTTTGTAAAATATTTTTAAAATTATTTCTAAAAATATTATTTTAAATTAGTTCGATATTAGTGTTAGGTTTCCTACTTTCTACTTCATATTAACTCCAACGGGTATTTTAGAAATATCAATACCTCCATTACTATCTTCTGTTATATTATTTGTATTTGCTGTAATCTCGATTGCCTTTCTTAATTTAGGGTCGGCAGATTGAAAAAAGTGTTTTAATACCCATTCATTCTTTTTAAAGTCAATTGACTTATTAAGGTCGTCGAAATATTCCAAAAACTTTTCAGTATCCAAATAAATATCACCAGTTCGACAATTGAAATTAAATATATAGTGTTGATACGCACAACAATACCAACCACAAGCATTCGCCATTAGGGATTGAATATCCTTTGTATTAAAAGGGATTTTCTTACCAGAGGTTTTCATCATTCGTTCTTTTACCACTTCGGGCGGAGGCATACCATAAGCATCGAAATACATAGGGTCTATCTCACCCGAGGGATATTTTACAATAATACAAGTAGTCCAGTGCGAACCAGTATTTAACATACCCTTTTCATCGAACTCATCTTCTAAATTAATGAAATATGCTTTATTAAACTCCATAGGGATTGGGACTTCGTCTTTAAATATAATACCCTCTTTTGCGAGTGGGATATTCATCTTAACACATAATTCTCGTATCTGTGTATCTGTAAGCGACATCTTATATAGTATTAATATATAATAATTTATACATTAATCCGTAAATATATTTTTATTATTATTGCCCTAAATATTATTAAGTGTATAACCCTAAACCCAATCCACTACCTCTGCTAAACTTTTGAAAATTGGGAGGGAGAGTATGTTGAAATTGAAAATTAGCACTAAAAGGTTGTGAGCGTAAAGCGGGTGATTGAGTATTAATCATAGAACCATTTAATCCAACCGCACCACCAGTTCTTCGCATACTTCCACCTCTTACCCTACCAGCATAAAGACCATTACCTTCAATACCATCGAACATATTGCCGTAATAACTATCTAAACTTTGTTTCTGTTGAACCGCCATCTTATTCATCTCGCCTCTTGCTTTATTTGCTAATGCTTGTTCGATTGATGCTCTATCCAAAGCACCGAGATTTGCTCCCGTTTGGGCGTTAATTTCTTGTAATGCTCTATCTTGTATCATTCGTCCCGCCATATTCTTTGCTAATTTTGCCCTTGACCCACCAGCGTTAGATTGATAAGATGATGGATTTGCTAAATAATCACTACCGAGAGCAGATAAGGCAGCAACCCCGCCCGGTATAAAAGGGATTAATTCGGGTTGAAAAGCACCCAAAGCAGTTCCACCAGCGGTTAAACCAGCGGTTAATGCTCCTTGTGCTACGGGTAAAAATTGTCTTGCCGTTCCGTATAATGCTCTTTGGTTGTCTTTACCAATTGTTTTACCCAACCATCTATCGAACTTCTTACCAAAGATGCCTTGTCCCTCCATCTGTGGTGATGCTTCTTGATTTGCTAATATTTCTTGTGGGGATAAAGCAATCTCTAAACCTTTACTACGACTAAATGTTCGATTGATAATATCATAATTGGCGGGATTTACAATCATACATACTCCTTCGCCCTCCATCGTTGGCGGTTTAATTCGAACTCTATGTCCGTTGCGTAATTTGCTAATCTGTTTCGGTGAAACCTTTACTCGAACGACTGAATGCTCCATTATATATATAGCAAAGAAAAAAGATAAGGACAATTTCTTAATTACGAAATAACGCCTAAAAGGTCATTATATATAAGTAAATCATATATAATGTTATGTTTTTATTAAAATTGTAGATTAATTATATTACACTCTTGCCCCAGTAAGAATGTCGATTGAAACATCAACACCATACTCAATAAAGCACCAAAGGTCGATTGCCCTTGCCGACATATTTTGCCCGATAACTTGGACGGATTTGGGGACACTTTCCTCGACGGGAAGCATTCGAGATACATCGACATAATAATAGCAGTATCCTTGTTCGAATGAGAGTTGGTCGATAAGACCACTTGTAAGTCCATCAGTCATTCCACCATTTACCGCATTTGTGCCGTATAACTGATTAGCAAATTGCTCGAAGGCATAGCGTTCAGTATTGTAAATAGTATTCTGTCCGCTTACAACTATGTTGAAATTAGACAAAAGACACAAAGGCGAAGTCATACCCGTTCCAGCGGGGTCGTATGGTGATTGATATACTGGTAGTGCTCCCGCTGCCGCTCCTATAATAAGATTTGTGGCGGCAGAATAAAAGGGCAAAAGTAGAACAGATTTAATATTAGCAATACCATTTGTAAGTAGGTTATTAATCTGTCCCGTCTTGGCGGTAATATTAGTAATTTGGTATTGATACACATCAGTATATTTAATCGTCTTAATTGGTGAGGACAAATATGCTTGTTCGAATACTGGGTTAAAAGTATAAGAAGGCACATATAGGTAAATATTTCTTGATAATGTTCCGTCAGCAACACCCGCAGTAGATTTTAAGGCACTATCCAAACAAACCGCTCCAACTGAAATGTTTGCTCTATAAGTCATATCTCCCGCTTGAAAGGCACTTGCTCCACCATTATTAGCAAGACCACTCGCCAACATAAGAGGACAAATACCTCCAACAGAGTTAGAAACTGAATTGAGAGTATAACTCGTTACGGCACCACCACCCGCAGCATCGGTCGTAAAATCGATTGTGGTGTTGTTGAGTGTGAGAGTTGCCTTCATAAACACACCTTTCAACAGAGGGGTCATTTGGAAAAAAGAATGTAGATGTTTAAGATAAACAATAGCAGTAATAGATACTTGAAATACACCTTGGTTAGTAGCGTCTAAACCATTAACCTTGGTAGAAACATATGACTTCCAAAGGGTTCTAACTTGGTCGCCGTCCAACTGACCCGCAAATGTAGCAGAACCACTTGTTCCACCAACATCATAATTGATAAATTGCTGACGCTTCATAAAACCTTGATTACCTCCCGCAGAGTTAAACTTGTTAAACACACCCGATACAACACCGCCGAATACAGTGGTCCCGAAATTAGTGTTATTACAAGTTCCTAAACCATTTGCCGAAATAGCACCTTGAAAAGACCAAGACAACGGGTCATCGGGATAAAACCCAATTGTAGAACCAATAGTAAGAATATCGGCAGTAGAGAGTGATGTAATAAGTTTAAAACTATTCCACATATTTATATAAGGCGTTTGCTGAATTATCGTAGTGCCGTTGTAATCGAGGGTAAGGGAGTGAATTATCTGACCGAACCAACTTTTAAGACCAATAGAATAATCGGCAGAATTAGCAGCGGTATTGGGGAGAAAAAAAGATGCCGTTGCTAATGTTTGTGATGCGAGAGTTAAAAGCATCGGTATTACTAAATATGCCTCCCGATAAGACATATACTTATTGCTATTAGACAACTGCGATGTATCGATGACCGACTGATTGCTGTTGTAATTGCCGTTTTGGTTGTCTAAAATATTCAACCAGTCCTTCTTAATGAAAACATTTGGAGAACCTTCGACCTCTTGGGATAAATCAAAAACCAGTTTGTCGCAACTCATATTATATATTATTCAAAGATAAAAAATAATATAGAAATCCCTTTTAATTAATTCTTCTAAACCCTTAAAGGTTGAACTTAATGTTTTTGGTTTTGGGTTTTACCATTAAACTTTCGATTTTCTTATTCATAGCATCTTTATTCATACCTAAATGTTTTGGTGGTGGTGAAAATCCTAAACCCCCACCTCGAACTGCTCGTCCAGTAGTGGCGACATAGTCATCAACAGACGAATAACTTGCTTGACCTCCCATACCTCCGTCTAAAAGAAATGCTCCCTTACCCAGCATCTTTGCTCCTCTTGTTTGTCTTGCTAACATTCGACTACTATTCATCGGCATATAAACAGAGTTAATTGTGCGAACCATTATATATAATTAATAGATATAATAAAACATTACAAATCTACCTTTTTTCGATTATTTCTTAATCTCATTACTGCTACATTTATGGTATTAATAAGGGTAATCTGTTTGGTAATCGAACTTTCTTTAACATTATCCACACCCGTCTTCATATCATTCATCAGTTTTATTTGCTCTTTTTGTAAATCCTCATATATTTTGTTTAAATATTGCTCTGTAATATCTGTTTGAAATGACGACATCTTTCTATAATAAAGGCAAAGATTAAAAATTAAGAGATTTACCTAAAATTGCCTAAATGATTGCGGTAGAAAAGTAGAGAACCTAACACACTTTTCGAACTTTTCTATAATCTTTTTTTTGTAAATATATTTTATTTAATATTGCTAAATAAAATATTTAAAATAATCCTAAATCCTTGTTAAGTTTCCTACTTTCTACCATAGTAAATTAATAGAGAGGTTATTAGGTGAGTATGGATTATCTTTCCAGTTCCCTCTTATATTAGTGCTTCTTCGTAAATAACTCTGTCTTCGTTTCTCGTCGTTATGTTTGGTATGGTCTTCTGCTCCCATCTGCCCGAAATGAACTTTTTTACCATCGGGATTTATTACCATATACTTCTTATCTTTTTTGGTCGATAAGTATATTGGTATATTCTCGCCAAAATATTTATATGCTTTCTTTGCTACTATTTTGGGATTACTGAATTGTAAAATATCTTTACCCTTATCCATATATAATTAATATTATTATTTTTCTTCGTCTTTTGTTTCTTCTGTATTTGGTGGGGTCGATGGTTTGTTTTTAATCATAAACTCGGTTTCTTTTTCTTCTAAATCCACATTTCGTATCACCTTAATACAACAAAAAGAACACTCACTACATTTCGATTTATACGCCATAGATGCTAATTTAATTATCATTCCACTCGCCGTTGTAATAAAAGCAACCCAAAATACTTCGCTTAACATATAATATATAGTATTATTGTTTCTTACAAAAACAACAATATTTTACCCACCAACTTCTCGCTGGTTTCTTTTCGCCCAATATGTCTTCCAATATCGAAATGGTCTGACCATCACTCGCCAACATAATATACTATATACTATTATTAGAAAATAGCGGGAAATTGTGTATAATAAGGTAAAGAACCCGATTTTTGTCCTATTAAATACTTACCATTTACACAAAAAGTAGGTTTAGATGCTCCGTTAAGAAATGTTGCGAATGCTGTTGCCGTCCAAGTTTTTCCATAATCAAGTGAATAATAACCACCACCAGTATTTTCATAACCAATCATTACTCTTCCACAATCAGTAATACAACAATTTACCCATAATTTTTGTGCTCCTATATAACTATCGATATTCGTCCAAGT